ACTAGCCAAAGAATCCATGGTTGGAGAAAATCGAATAATTGGATTCTTAGGATTTGTGTTTTTATTGCTTGTGCGATTCGTTCCTTTGTAGCTCCGAAATCTAAGTGTCTTATCACTATCTTTGAGCGAGATTCTCATTCCGACTTTGTATTGCTCTGCAATCGTTCGCAAAGCATCGTACACCGGGCCAAATGGAACCAGAACTTTACTAATCTTTTTGCCAGTTGTGTCCTGGGATTCAAGCTTTAATTCGGGAATTATAAGCTCTTTTTCTCTCGCAGCGTTACCAAGGCCCATTTTATTGGTACCGATGATTGTGCTCTTGTCGGTACACATCTGCCGGACAATTGTCCACAGAATTTCACCAGCATGGAGATTTGTGATTTTCCACTGAGTTTTTTGATGCTGCACGCTATTCCGAACAAATCGGTTATTGAGCCAGGACAAAACAGAAATACCGATAACCTTGATTCTCCCGTCTTCAATACTTCTGGTTTCGATGATCATAGGCTCGGTACTTTTGTCTATTATAAGCAAAGTTCCCTCTGCCAATTTGCTAAAGAGATCGGCTCTTAAGGGAACAACTACCTCGCACTCGCTATCGCCGTAAAATCGCTCTGTCCAGATGACTGAATAGAACTCTTCAATGACATCGATCCGGGAATAGTTCCTATCCAGAGTATAGAGCTCCATCAGATTCCACCGAATCTCTCATAGTACGTGAGCTCCCAGCTTTGTACTCCGTTATCGGAAGTGACCTGGAATTGGTTTGTTCCTGGCAAGAGCATCGGCCATTCGGAGCCTTCCTCGGTAACGAGATTCGATAGAAGACTCGTACTTACACCATTGCTCTCATTCACTGTTTCTGAGTACTTATTTAGCGGAAGAGAGCTCATATGAAAATACTTCGTAGACGTTATAAGATTAGGCAAAACCGCTTTGAAGAACGTTAGATCCGGATTTCCGATCTGAATAGTGAGCTCATTCGGATTGGTGCCAGATACCTGCTCAACCTTGACCTGAATTCCTGCTGGAACACTCCCGTCATAGACAATATCTAATATATCGTCCGAAGTGTTTCCGCTGATAATTTGAGGATCTATTGCGCTGAAATATGGATCGGGGCAGATGATTGAGACCTGGATCTCTGGATCATTGGAGAACATGTTGGCCGTAAGGCTCTCCACAACGCCCGTAATCTCAAGGTCTTCCATGTCATCGCTATACAGCTCGAGTCGAACTGCCTGCTTTGGCATGAAATATGAATACAGGAGTCTGCGGAGAGCCTCGGGAGACCAAAGGTTCCAGTCGGGATTCGGATGCAGTGTAAGGACGAGATTCCGACTCAATACACTGCTTCCTACATAGGCTTCTCCGTCTATTGAGCCATACGGCTGTGTGCCGATTGAGGCTGTGACCGGATCAAGCCCATCGATATTACGGATTTGGATTAGATCTGATTCAGCTCTCCCAGCTTCGTCCAAAGGTAGGGTAGGAGCTGACTGCCATGCGCTATACGCCTTAACTATACTTAGCACAGCTCCCTCCTATCTTAGAGCAAGAGCAGTTTTAAACTGGGACAACTGGTTTCTCGTATGCCTATAGATCTCAATCTCACTCAGAGCCTTAGGTGAGTTGATGTTCTGCTCGAAGTGAACCGCAGTTCCACCCAACGCAGCTAGAGTCTTTTCGTCAGGTGTTGCTAGTGCGATATTGGAAGCTTGGACGGAAGATACCCCCGCGGTAATTTTTGGATCTGCAACCAACTTCGTCAATTCTCCAGCCTGATTTCGAACTTGTGTCAGGTCGAGAATCGGGGTAATTGTCGGATTAGTATCAATTATCATGTCAAGAGAACCCAAGGAATTCTGCATAGCCTTTACGGCTGTACTTGCGGAATCCTCAATCGAGCTCTTTACAACGCCTGAATTATCTTGGATACCCTTTGCAAAGCCGAGCATGACATTCTCACCAATGTCCATGAAGACCTTTGATGGCGAAGTCAGACCCAGAAGATGCTTTACCGGCCCGGGAACATTATCTTCAACGGTTTTAACTACAGCGTCTTTGAGATCTCCGGCCTTATTTCCGATACCCTTGATAATTCCGGCAATGATTGCTTCGCCGATCCCGATGGATTCCTCAGTAATTTGAGGCATGTACTTGTCAATGGCCTTATGCAAACCCTTCAGGAAATCGAGAATAACCTTGCCTGCACCATTGGCAAGCTTGACGGCATTCTTTCCGAGTCCTTGAATGAAGCTGAGTACTGCATTTACACCAGCAGTAACAATGCGGTTCGCATTATTGGCCATACCTCTGATGAACTGAGTAATGACACCGGTTGCAGCTGAAAGAATCTTCGAGTAGTTATTACCAATGCCCTTAATGAGATTGGTAATAATTCGACCACCGGCATTAACAATCTTCTGAATGTTGCTAGCAATGCCCTGAAGAATCTTGAGCACGATGCCCAAACCGGCAGTGACAATCCTTGCGCCGTTATTTGCTATACCATCCAGGAAGTTGGTAACGATCTTAATCCCGGCATCCAGAATCTTCTGAATATTCTGGTTTATTCCGTTAAGAAGAGCTAGAATGAAATCGATACCTGCTTGGATGATGTTAGTTTGATTATCCTGTAAGAGCTTTATTATGTCGTCGATCAGAACCTGAATAAGTTCCATAAATTTCGGGTTGAGCTTAATCAGGCCGTCGATGACACTACTGATGATCTTGATAACTGCATCCACGAACTTCGGAGCGGTCTTCGCAAGTGCATCAGCAATCTCGATAACGCCAAGGATCAGAAGTTTGGCGTCCTCGATGATGCCCTTTAGAAGCTGAGTAACTGCAGCAAGCAGAATCCCAACTCCAGTGGGAAGCGCTACGATCAGAGCACTAAGTCCAGCCGCGATCAGAGAAATACCTACTCCGGCCAATGCTAGGCCTGCACCGATGAGCAACATTGCGGCGCCAAGACCCAGAAGGCCCGGAATCGCAGGAGTAATGAGTGCTCCAGCGATGCCGATAATGGCAAATGCTGCTGCTAGAGCGATCAAGCTCGTTACGATCTGCTGCCACGACATGTTTCCAATCGTCTCGAGGGCTCCGGCCAGGACAGATATACCAGCTGCGGCAACTGTCAGTGCGGCCGCACCAGCTAGTGTCCCAGACATCGCATACAAGGCGACACCCAGAATGATCAAAGCTCCTGCAAGAGTGCCCAAACCCTTTGCGATCTCAGATATGGACATTCCACCGAAGCCAGCAATAACTTTGGCAATCTGACCTAGTGCAAATGAAACTATTGCAAGTCCTGCGCCTAGCACGATCATGTTTCCTGGCATGAGTCGCAACGCAAGACCAATGACAACGAGTCCACCGGCAATACCGAGCATTCCCTTGCCCATTGTGGACCAGTCCATGTTGCCGAACGTCTTGACTACACCGGCTAGGATCTTGAGTGACGCAGCTACGAGAATCAAACCCGCACCTGTAGCTACCATTCCACCGGTTGGCATCAATCTCATTGCCCCAATCAGGACGGTAAGACCGACACCCACACCAATAAGACCCTGGGACATCTCACCCCAGCTCATGGTGGCGAACGTCTTGACCGCTAGGGCCAAGAGAAGCAGTCCTATACCAATTGCAGCAATGCCAGCTCCCGCCCTTACCATTCCAGCCGAGTTTGCCGACAGTGGAATGACTGCCACGGAGATGATGCCAAGAAGGACACCAACACCAGTAAGACCCTTCAACAACTGGCCCCAGTCAAGCTGAGCAAGGATAACCACAGCTGCCGTAAGAATGACAATAGCTCCAGCCAGCAAGATCAAACCTGCAGAGACGATAGGAAGCTTGATAAAGCCCGTTGATGTTGAGATCTTGTCGATGATTGCCATGGCGCCAAGAAGTTCACCAAATGCAACAGTCATTGCACCTAAAGCACCACTCAATTTCTTTGGATCAGCCAACGAAAGTGCAACCACTGAAGCAGCCAAGAGCGCAACAGCAATAGCGATGTTCATCAGCGCTTTCGACTTGATCTCAGCGGTCATGGCTTTCAGCGATCCAGTAAGAGCATTGAACGGAGAGGTAAGATTCGCAAGAAGTCCACCACCCGCTCCCTCAAATCCGAGCTGCTGCAAGAGAGTTCCGCCACCGAGGAACTGCTTGAACATGATGACGAGGCCACCAAGAAGTCCTGTCCGAATGACGGCAAGGATCGCCTCGAAGTTGATGTTCTCAAATGCTGACTGAATGGCTGGTCCAATTGCTTGACCCAACTGAGACAGCGCATCAAGCACACCGTTGATAAGTCGGTCGGAATGTGAGAACGCCTCGAGCATGTTGCCGAACGCAGTCCCAATTGCACCAAAGACACCGGCAAGTCCGCTTCCTTTTCCGCCAACTCCCCCGGGGGAAATTTCGTCAAAGAAACTCGCAATGGCATCTTTCAACATTCCTATCATTTTGACGGGCGCAACAAGAATGTCGCCAAGCCCGTTGAAGAAGTTGCCGAGGCCCTTACCCTTCTTCAGAGCTTCGTCTACCTTGACCAGAAAATCACCGATGCTGCCAGTAATACCAAGGAAACTTCCAGTACCACCAGCGATAGCACCGAGCACTCGCTTAAACACATCGAAGATTCCACCTAGAATCTGTTTGCCGATGTCCAGAACTGCGAACAGCCCTCTGAATGTTCGTCTCAAATCCTCAACAGTTTGAGGACTTGGCTTGAGCGTCTTGGTAAACGCCTCCAACTTCTTTGTTAGATCAGCAAGATCTTTTCCAGTCGTTGCCGGGAAGATGTCGCGGAAGGCATCCTTGATTGGTGCAAGTACGGCGCCTAGTGCTAGGAAGATGTTCTTGATGGAATTGATCAGAGCCGTTCGGCCGCCTAGAGCTTGCCAGTCTTTTAGTACTTTGTTCCTGGCGTTTGAGCTTGTCTGGATAAACCCGTTGACCGCATTGGAGACGTCCGTGAACAGCGTCTTGGCCTGGTTGAAATTACCAAAGACTAGCTGCCAGGTTTGAGCCCAACCGGATCCGATCGCTTCCTTGGTCGTGTCCAGGAGCTGGCCAAGAGTCTTAACCTGAGTCGCAGCTTCCTGAGCAGTCTTCGCCGTCTGCTGAATCGCTTTGATCTGGGCATCATTGAATCCCTGAGCTTTCAGCTGGGCATCTGACAAATCACCCGTAAACTGCTGAAGTGTATTCGTCAGAACCTTGGATGTGAGCCAGGACTTCCCACCAGGTGTGGTGGCTGAGAGAGAATTTCGGAAACTCTGACCAGCGATCGAAACGTTCTTCATCTTACCGGTAAGTGTAACCGCTCCCTCATTCAGCGTTCCCATCTTCACAGCCGTCTGTGCAAGCGCACGCTGGAAGACGGTACCACCCATACCTGCGTTGACAACTGAGTTCCAGTCCATCAACGTAACTCGTCCTGCGGCTAGAGCCTGCGACAACTGGTACATCGCAGTCGAAGCCTGATCAGCATTCGAACCTGAGAGTGCCGCCAGGTTAGCGATACCCTTGATTGCGCCAGTCGCTGTATCTAGATCAACACCGGCAGCCGTGAAGGTACCGATGTTCTTGGCCATCTGGCTGAAGTTATAGATCGTCTTGTCTGAATAATGGTTCAGTTCATTCAGAGCTCTGTTGACGTCCTTCAGCGTAGTGCCAGCGGCCTGGGTATTGGCCATGATCGTCTGAACAGCGTTTAGGTTCGTCGTATACTCATGAAATCCCTGAATGATCGGATCCAAAGTTAATGACTTGACGAGCGCCGAACCAGCAAGTACAGCTCGAGTAGCGATCTGTGACATCACGCCAATAGCAATAAGCCTTAGCGCATCGAACTTTGGAATGAGAGAATCAAGAGCGCTCCCGATTTTGGAAAGGAGACCCGTCTGAACACCCGAGGCAGCCTTATCAATATCGGCCATTCCTTGGGTAGCGCCATCGAGCTTGAGCGATGCTTTGAGTCGATTAAGTGCATCGATACTTCGACTAACACCCTGCTCGAACTTACTCGATTCGAAACTCATTGAGACAACTTTGTCATCAATGGTTGCCATTAAACTTGGGTCACCTCCCTCCATGCTTCGGCTGCTATCTGATCAAATATGGGTCGAATTGCAGGCATGATGTAATCTCTGCCCTGAACGTATCCACCAGTTCGGGTACCATGACCGTATTGAATCAGAATAGCGATGGATTCGCCTTCGTTTATGTTGTTATTGTGCCAACGAATGGAGTAGTATCCTCGTTTTGACTCAATCGTGTAGTACCACGACTCCGAAGTCAGACCAGAATCTACTGGTGTAGCGTTAGCTAGGGCATTTACACCCAAAGATCCGTACTTATTTAGAACAGAAGCCAAATCATCTCTTTGCAGATGTTCTAAATATCGTTCTGTGTTTTTGAAGTCTCCCGATTCGGTAAATGTAATCATAATTACCTAGATGTGAGACGAATAACAACAGTACCGGGGGTACCCGCTTGGCCATAGTTATACGGTAGACCGTTCAAAGGAGAAGCAGTAGCACCTCCCCCTCGTCCAGGCTTGATCGAAACTCCAGTTCCTGGATCTGGCTGAACATCCTCCCCATCTCCTGACACCAAGACATCGTCCGGATTCCAAGAGCCATTACCTCCAGCACTACCATCGAGATAGGAAGTAGCTACGCCATACTTTCCGATTCCTCCTGCGCCACCTCCA